ACGCCTTCGACGCCGCCCCCAGCCAGTGGCAGGCGACGGCGATGAAGGTCCCCAGCGGCTCCGGCCAGAACGATTACACCTGGCTCTCCCTGTTCCCGCGGATGCGCAAGTGGATCGGGGACAAAGTGATCAAATCCCTGGAGGCCTTCAAGTACACCGTCGTCAACGACGACTGGGAGGCCACCGTGGAGGTGGACCGCAACCACATCGAGGATGACAACCTCGGCATCTACGCGCCCCAGGCGCAGATGGCCGGCTTCAGCGCCCGGCAGCTCCCCGACGAGATCGTCTCGGACCTGAAGAACAACGCCTTCGTCAACAAGTGCTACGACGGGCAGTACTTCTACGACAACGATCATGTCGTCGCCGGCGCGTCCGTCTCCAACGTGGGGGCGGCGCCGCTTTCCGCCGCTACCGTCGCCTTGGCGAAGGCCTCCTACGGCGCCGCCCGGACGGCGATCATGTCCTTCAAGGACGACGAGGGCCGCCCCCTGGCGCTGGTCCCCGACACCCTGGAGGTTCCCCCGGCCCTCGAGACGGTGGGGCGGATGATCTGCGAATACGACAAGCTCGAGGACGACAAGCCGAATCCCTACAAGGGCACGGCAAAGCTGGTCGTCAATCCGCGGCTCACCTCGACCACGGCCTGGTTCCTCCACGTCACCTCGATGCCGGTGAAGCCCTTCGTTTACCAGGAGCGCAAGGCGCCGGTATTCGTCGAGCAGACCGACCCGCAGACGGACGACGTGTTCAACCGGAAGAAGTTCAAGTTCGGCGCCGAGGCGCGCGCTGCCGGCGGCTACGCCTTCTGGCAGATGAGCTTCGGCAGCACCGGGCTCGGGTAACGAAGTCGGCAGCATAACGGCGCGGGCATGAGCGACCCGCCCCGCGTTCCCGGGGTGGCCCGGGAACGCGGGGAAACTCACATAGGAGGACGCGATGGCGGAGAAATCGACTAAATATATCACCGGGGGCAACCAGTATTCCTACCCCGTAGTGCTTGTTCCCGGGCCTTTCAATTTCTCCATGTATGGGGCCTTTGTGGGCACGGTCACCGTTCAACGCTCATACGACGAGGGAGTGACCTGGATGGACGTGGCGACCTTTACAGCCCCGGGAGAATACGTCGGTGAAGAAATCGAGGCCGGCGTGTCATACCGCTACGGCATCAAGAATGGCGAATACACATCCGGCACGCTGATCGGGAGGTTGGGGCAATGAACGGATATCCGAAGCACGTCGCCACGGTGAATGATTATGCGCACCTGCTGGCCGTCCCCGAGTTCCGGGAGCGGGCGCTTGCGGAGCTGGCGGCCATCCGGGATGCGGACGATGCGATCGCGCTGCGCGTGCTCTCCGTATCGGATGAGGGCGTTGCGGAAACCGAGGAGATCGAAAACCCCATGCCGCGTTGGAAAGTCAAAGGATTTTTGAGCCGGGAAACCGTGGCGGAGATGATTCTCCACGCCGGCGGGGAGGTGTGAGATGGCCAACCGACGTGTCATCCTGACGAAATATACCGGGGTCTTCGGCATCAACCAGGAGGACGTCGCCTACGGCGGCGCGATCCTGGCCGGCTTTGCGCTGGACAAGCTCGATCGCCTCCTGGTCGCCCATGCGACCGACAAGCGCAAACTGGTCTTTCAAGGCGGCCGGCTTATCCCGCTGCGGATCGGCAGTGACTGGTATTTTTGTGACGCCGACGTCGAGATCGACGCCTCGGCAAATCTGGACACGGGCGTCCTCGCGGCCGGGCGGGACTACTGCGTCTATGCCTGCTCCCAGGCGGGCAGCCTGGTATTTCGCACCTCGCTCAACACGACCTACCCGGACGGGTTCACCGCCGCCACCTCCCGCAAGCTCGGCGGCTTCCACACCCTCTGCGTATCCGCCGGTGTGATCGCCGGCCACCCCCTCTCCGGCTACGTCGCCGGGGACGTCCTGCCCCACAGCATCTGGGACCTGAAGCACCGCGCCCGCTGCGGCAACAACGCAGGGATGGCCTGGGATCCCATGAGCGGCCTCTGGGTGGACATCTACCTGGCCAGCGGCACGGGCGTCAACACGGCCAGCGTCAACGGCGGGACGATCTCCGACACCCGCGATTGGAACCGCTTCGTGGACGACGGCGGCGCGATCGGCAAACGCCTCCTCGACGACTCGGAGTTCCAGCTGGCCTCCGAGGGGTCCAACATGCAGACCAACATCGCCGGCAGCGCCGACCCGGTGACCACCACCGGCCACACAGACACCGCCGGCCGCCGGATGATCAGCAACATCGGCCTGGAGGACTGCTGCGGGGCTCTCTACCAGTGGCTGCGGGACCAGTCCTATCAGTGGGGCTCTGACGGCACGATGGCCGCGGCGGCCAAGACCCTGACCGCCTACTACGCCGCCGCCCCCGGGGGCAACCCGATCTATGTCAAATACGCCAACGGCCGCCCCTACCTCGCTGCCAACATGGCAACCGATACGGCGGACAAGTGGCTCACCTTCGGCAATGCCGTGACGATCCAGATCAAACACGACGCCGATGCGGCCACGGGCGGCTATCAGGTCTTTGTCAACGAGGCCGCCACCCAGCCGGGCCGCCTGCTCTGCGCCCTGCCGGGGCTGAAGACCGAGTATCTCGACACCTCGGATCCCAACTACCCGCTGCGGATCACCTACAACGCCGCCCCCGGGACGCCCGGCGTGGCCATCCACTTCGACGACGGGGCGGACCAGCGGCTGGAGTTCATCTCCCCGACCGCTGCCAATGCCACGCTCGACCTGGCCTCGTATTCCCAGAGCTGGGGTTGGCAGGCCCTGACGGATGCCAAGGGGCAGCTCTACAAGCAGGGGCCCTACGGTGACGTCAAGCTGCTCGCCGGGGGCTCTTGGACTTCTGGCACGGCTTGCGGCCCGCGGGATCGGTATGCGACTTACTCTCGCTGGCATACGAGTTCGTACCTCGGTGCGCGCTTCCGCTCGGAGCCGCTGTGAGTTGTGAGAGCACGTAAAACGGACACACGTCACACGTCCGCGATGTTTGACTCATCAGGAAAGGCTGAAGGATCATGGGAAGCTGCTCGCCGGGGGCAATTGGAATAATGGCACGAATTGCGGCCCGCGGAATCGGAATGCGAATAACTATCGCTGGAATACGAATTCGAACATCGGTGCGCGCTTCCGCTCGGATACAGGAACCCATGAAGAGTGAAACTCCTGGCTGGATCTTTTGGCCCTGTCCGGTAGGCATCACGCCGAAAGGCAAAATACGCAACGGAGGATGGGTGCGGTCAGTAGGGCAACCGAACGCCGCGCCCATCAATTAAACCAATGAAGAGACACGGAAACCTTTTCGAACGGATCGCCGCCCCGGAAAACCTCCGGCTGGCCTGGCTCGACGCCCGCCGCGGGAAGTCCCTGCAGCGCGCCGTGCAGCGCTTCGAGGCCAACGCCGAGGCAAACCTGGACTGGATCCGCCGCCTCCTCCTGGCCGGCCGCTTCGCCACGGCGCCCTACAAGACCATGTGGATCTCGGTGCCCAAACGCCGGGAGATCCACAAGCTGCCCTTTTCCCCGGACCGGATCGTCCACCATGCGATCATCCGCATCGTCGGCCCGATCTGGAGCGCCATGTTCATCGCCGACTCCTACGCCTGCCTGCCCGGCCGAGGCCTCCACGGCGGCAGCCGCCGGACGATGGAGTTCGCCAGGCGGTTCCGCTACTGCCTGAAGATGGACATCCGCAAGTTCTACCCGTCGGTAGACCATGACACCCTCTATGGCATCGTCTGCCGGAAGATCAAGTGCCCTGCCACACTCCGGCTGCTCCGGGAGATCATCTACAGCATCCCCGGCGGCAAGGGCGTCCCGATCGGCAACTACACCTCGCAGTGGTTCGGGAATCTCTATCTGAACGAGCTCGATACCTGGCTGAAGCAGGACCGCAAGGTGAAGGCGTACCTGCGGTATTGCGACGACTTCTGCCTCTTCTCCGACGACAAGCGGGAGCTGCGCCGCCTGGCCGATGAGATCGAGACATTCCTCCAGGAAAAACTGAAGCTGACGCTGAGCAAGCGGGACGTCTTCCCCGTCGCCCAGGGCGTCGACTTCCTCGGGTACCGGCATTTCGCCGACCATGTGCTGCTGCGCAAGTCGACGGCCACCAGGATGAAGCGCCGCCTGCGGACCCTCCCGGCGCTCCTGGAGGCCGGGAAGATCACGGCGGATCAGTTTCGATCGACACTGGCTTCCGTCTCCGGATGGCTCCGGTGGGCGGACACGCACCATTTGCGGCTGCGGCTGCGAATGACGGAACTGGGAGAACTTCTGACGAATGGAAACCCAGGACACCAAGCCGAGGCGGTTTAGCGAGTTCGCAAGAGACCACGCGCCGCTCGATGGAGACAAGGTCAAGATAAACGACCTGCTGAACAAGGAGATCACGGTGCTGGCCTATCGCATCAAGCAGAGCAAATACGGAGCCAACGGCGGCAACAACTGCCTGACCATCCAGTTCGACCAGGACGGCCGGCGCCACGTGACCTTCACGGGATCGGCCGTGCTGGCCGAGCAGTGCGCCGCCTACGCAGCAGAGATGCCCTTCGCGGCGGTGATCAAGAAGATCGACAGGTATTACACTTTTACGTAGCAGAAAGGAGATCGAGAAATGATTCGGATAAAGAGCAAGCAGAACAATTTCCGTCGCTGCGGCATGGCCCATCCGGATAAGGCGGTCGAATATCCATCCGACCGCTTCACGCCGGAGCAGCTTGCCGTTCTCAAGGACGAGCCCATGCTCGTCGTGGAAGTCATTCCGGACGAGAAGGCGGAATCCAAAACTGGTGCAAAGGAGTTCGTCGCCATGACGGGCGAGCGGCCCGATGATGCCGAAGCTGGCATCCAGATCGGTCCGAAAGATCTGCCGGAGGCGGTTGAAAGCGGCAAACAGCCTGCCAAAGCGGCAAAGAAAGGCAAACGGTGATGTACTGCACACAGGCAAACATCCTGGCCCGGATCGACGCGGCGACCCTTGTCACCCTGACAGACGAGGCCGGCGCCGGCGAGATCGACGCCGCCAAGGTCACCGCGGCGATCGCCGACGCCGATGCCACGATCGATGCCTACTGCCAGGGCCGCTATACCGTTCCGCTCTCGCCCGTGCCGCCGAAAATCGTCCAGGTCTCGGTCGATATCGCCCTGTTCAATCTCTACTCCCACAGCGATCTGGATATGCCGGATGTGCGCAAGGATCGGAACAAGGAGGCGATCCGCTTCCTGGAGGCGGCAGCGGCGGGCAAGGTCAATCTGGGCGCGGCGACGCCTGCGGAGGTCAACACCGAAAATACCGTCAGCGTGGCTTCCAACTCCCGGATATTTACCCGGGGAAAGATGTCGGGGTACTGAGATGATCGAGGAAGCCCAGGATGCCATCATCACCGAGCTGGACGACATCTCCGCCGTAAATACGGTCGGTGTCTGGCAGGGCGAGATCGAGAGCCTGATCCGGACGCCTCAGCGATTGCCGGCCTTGCACGTGATCTACCAGGGGGCTGATTTTGAGGAGATCAAAACCGCCGGCGCCGATACCCCCGGCCATGCGATGGATTTCATGATCGTTCTGGTGGCCAAGAATGCGAAGAGCCGCGAAGCGGGCGCGTCGGCCTGCTACGCCGTCATCGAGGCGGTCCGGACAAAGCTCATCGGCCTGCGGATCCACGGCGATCTGCTCTGGCCGGTCAAAGAGGATTTGCTTTTTGCCGAGGGCGGTATCCTCGTCTACGGCCTGAATTACCGTCTCGGCAACCTGCTCGTGGAATAGGAGGATAAACCATGTATCAGCTCAAAAAAGGCCAGGAGAAGTTCACCGTAGTGGAGGGGCACTTCAAGGGGAAAACCTTTGCACCGGGCGTGCCTTACGCTGAGATCCCCGGGGAATATGCCGGGCGATTCACGGCAATCAAGGCGGCGCCGGCCCCTGAGCCGCCGGCCGAGCCGGCCAAACCGAAGTCCGACAAGAAAGCATCCGCCTGAAGGGGCGGAAGAAGGAGGTAACCGACCATGACCCGATCCTACATGGCCACCCACAACCTGATCGCCGTATCGGCCAACACGGCCGAAACCGCGATCAATACCGAGCAGACGCTGGACACGACGATGCTCTGCGCCCTGGGCGATGTCATCAACATGGAGCACCGCCGGGAGAGCAACGAAAACGAGGCCACCGGCAAGGAAGAGCCCGATACGATCTACGATCTGGGCGCCCTGGCCAATGCGAATTTCAATTTCGAGAAGGCCCAGCCGCAGCACTTTGCGCTCCTTCTGGCCTACGCGCTGGGCGCCGTCTCCACGGCGGCCGCGGGCGCCGGCTACAAACACACGATCACGCCGATCGACGGCGATCTGGACGACGACCGGTCGCTGCCATCGTTCACCGCGGCGCAGCGCTACGGCGAGACGGTGCTGCGGCGGCGGTTCGCCTCGATGTTCGTCGATTCGATCACGGCCACCTTCGCCAAGGATGCCTGGTGCAAGATTACGGGCAGCGTCAAGGGCACCGGCAAGGTGACGACCAACGTGACCGAGGAGGTGATCGTCGCCGCGCCGAACGCCACCTCCCTGACGCTGGCGGCCAATGCGGTGCATGGCGGGGCCGATGCGGCGGTGCGGCTGCAGAACGTCCAGCGGATCCGGGTGGAGCTGGCCAGCGGCGTCTGGACCGAGGTGGCCTACAGCGCCGTTTCCGCCGCTACGCCCGCCGTCATCACCATCGCCGCGCCCCAGGCCGGCGCCGGCGACAACGTCAATTACCGGGTCCTCTACATCCCCGCCGAGAGTGGCTGGATGACGTTCCCGGTGCGGGTCAACGAGACGCCGCTGCGGGTCTCGGAGATGACCCTCACGGTTGGCGGCGCCTGGAGCGGGTCGGCATTTGTCGGCGGACGGGAGCTGCAGGCGGAGCTGTCGTCGGTCGAGTGGACGCTCAACAATAACCTGGCCGTCGAGTTCGTGCCGGGCGCCGGCGGGGCCTACGCCTCCCGGGCGATTCGCGCCGGCCGAATGCAGAAGATCACCCTGAACCGCGAGTTCCGCGAATTCATTTTGCAGCAGCATCTGGTGAGCAACGACACCCTGGGGATCCATATCCTGGCGGAGGGCGCCATCTTCGATACCCCCCACAAATACGGGGTGGAGATCATCTTCCCGAAGGTAGGCGTTTTGGCCTCCCCGATCTCAGTGGACGGCAAGCGGCTGGCCGAGGCGGGCGATCTCCAGGTCCTCGAGGATGACACATACGGCTCGGTGATCGTCAACGTGAAGAATTTGCAGGCGACGTACGCGGCGTAATCCCACGGGGGCGGCCGCGGTAGGGCGGGCGATATCCCGTCCGATGGGGAGTCAACCCCACCGCCCCCCGCCTAAACTCATCATCCCCGCTCCCCGGCGGGAGAAAGGTACACGAACAATGGCCAGACAACTCAACGACAAGCCCTGCGAGGTGATCTTTCAGGACCGGCTATCGACGGACAAGGACGGGAACCCGTCCAAAATCACCCTCTATTATCGCCTGCCGACGACCGAGGACCGCATAGGCTATGCCAACGCCCAGATCGTCCGCCAGGGAAACATCGTCAAGAACAACATGGGCGAGGCCCGGATCAAATACGGGCTGAAAATCCTGGCCGGATTCAAGGATGGGGATTTCGAGAAAGACGACTGCCAGCCGATGTCCTCTGATCCGGCTTCCCCCCACTACGACCCGGAATGGAAAGCTCGAATCCGGCAATACGCTTCCGACATCGTCATTTTGCTGGCGATCTATGCGTTCGATGCCTCGGTAATCGCCAGCGACCCTGCTCCGCCGGCGGATGTGGACCAAGACGCAAAAGGCGAGGGTAGGGACGAAAACCCTTTGTAGCCGACCTGGAGGCCGTCCGCGCGGGCCGCCTCTGCGACGAGGCCCAGGAGCGCAAATGCCGGGAGGAATGCGGTGACGACCTGCTTGGATGGACATGCGCGCAATGCGAAAAGAAAAAGCCCCGGGATATTGGCGAGTACACGCAAAAGATTATCTGGCTCCAGCATCTCAAGATGGCGGGTTGCCCGTTTCGGATGGATGATCTGACGCTGGAGGAGTGGGAGGATCTTGGAATGGTCGAGGATCTGATCCGCCGCCGGGAGCGAGAGGCGGAAATGCAGAGCATCATGCAGAGCATCATGCCGAACCTGATGAGGCGCTGAGATGGCAAACAAGATCGCCATAGAAATCATTGTGGACGACAAAGGGTCCGTGACGCTGCGCCATTTTGGCGACACGGCCAAAAAATCGTTCGCGGATACGGAAGCCTCCACCAAGAAACTCGACAAGGCGATGGGAGACGCCCAGAAGGCGATGCAGGGCGCCGATGGTTCAGTAAAATCGCTGAGCGACGGCATGAACGGCATGGAATCCGCCGTCAAGAAGGTCGTGGTCGCTCTGGGAGCCTACAAGATCATCGATTTTGGCAAAGACGCGGCGCTGGCGGCTGCTCGCCACGAGACCCTGGGGGTGGTGATGGGCACGGTCGGCCGCAATGCCGGCTACACACAGGACCAGATGGAGGGATATTCCAAGGCGCTGCAGCAGAGCGGAATCTCCATGATCGAATCACGCCAGGGCGCCATCCGCATGGCCCAGGCCCAGCTGGATCTGAGCAAGTCGACGGATCTGGCCAGGGTTGCCCAGGACGCCGCTGTGATTGGGCAGATCAACAGCTCGGAATCGTTCAATCGCATGATCGTCGGCATCCAGACCGGGCAGGTCGAGATCCTCCGCACCATCGGGATCAACGTCAATTTCGAGCAAAGCTATCAGCGGGTGGCCGCCGCGACGGGGAGAACCAAGGAATCGTTCTCGGAGGCGGAAAAGGCTCAAATCCGCATGAACGCCGTCCTCGAGTCCGGGAAGACGATCGCCGGAACCTATGAAGCCGCCATGACGACGGCGGGTAAAAAGATCGGATCGTTCACCCGTTACATCGATGATTTCAAGGTGCAGATGGGCGAGGCGTTCGGACCGGCTACGGTAAGCCTGGTGGACGGCGCCACGGAGACGATGAAGCGGATGCAGGCGGAGATCCAGAAGCCTGAAACACAAATGGCGCTCAAGGGCCTGGCGGACGAAGTTGCCGCCCTGGCCGTCGGCCTGGGTACGAATCTGCCGGGTGCGATTGCAAAGGCCACCTCGGCGCTTTCCGGTCTGATGGCGGTTTACAATATCCTGCCCGGTGAGGTTGTCGGTGCGGCCGGTGCCGGCATTATCGGCCGCATGCTGTTCGGCGGCTGGGGGCCGGCAAAAGCCCTCGCCATGATATCGCTTATCAACTCGGCCTTGGAGAAACTGCCCGGAAATCCGTCCCTGGGGGGACTCGGAGAAAAATATGAATCCGGCGCCGGCGCCATGCAAAATATCATCGATGTCCTGGCCGGCCGGAAAAACTGGAACACAGGAGAGTCGACCACTGCGCCCGGTACGTTTGCCGGGATGGAATCCCTGGGATCGTGGGCGGGAACCTTCAGTGCAAATCATCCGGCAGAACTGGCAGCGGAAGAGGCGATCCGCAGGGCCAAGGAACTGGAGGAAGTAGAAATCCGGATGGCCAAGGCCCGGGCCGACGCCCAAGCGGAAGCCGACAGACTGGCCACTGAATCATTGGCCAAGGAAACAAAAGCTGCCGAGCAGCGGATAAAACTCGAAGAACAGATCCGAGCGGAAAAAACAAAGATCTGGCTCGACATGAGCAAATATGAGGAGCAGCAGGACGAGGAGCGCGAGAAGGCCATGAAGGGGATGGCCGAGAGCGAGATGAAAATCGACAAACAGGTCCGGGACGAGCAGGTCAAGATCCTGCTGGCCCAGACGAAGTTCGAAGAGGAGCAGGAGAAAGAGCGCCTCGATGCGCTGAAGAAATTCTCCGATGACGCGCTGAAGATATCCAAGGCCCGGCAGGACGCCG